ATCGTTAATTAAAAAATTTGAAGGCTGCGAATACAACGCATACAAATGTGCAGCAGATGTTTTAACAATAGGTTATGGGCATACTAAGGGTGTTAAAGAAGGAGACTTAGTAACTCAACAAGAAGCAGAAAATTTATTAACAGAAGACTTAAAAGAATTTGAAGAATCTGTCATAGAGGCTGTAGACATGCCAATGAGCCAACATCAATTTGATGCTTTGGTATCTTGGACATTTAATCTAGGGCCATCTAATCTTAACTCCTCAACTATGCTTAAGGTTTTAAACAAAGGTGACTATGAAGATGTACCTGCACAAATCAAGCGTTGGAATAAGGCAGGAGGCAAGGTTTTAGAGGGTTTAACAAGAAGAAGAGAGGCTGAAGCTTTATTGTTTGAAGGTAAAGAATGGGAGCATGTATAAAAAATGTCTCTTAATAAGATTTTATTTAAACCAGGTATAAACAGAGAAGGAACCGAATACGATAATACGGGCGGTTGGTTTGATGTAAATCTTGTACGTTTTAGAAAAGGTAGACCAGAAAAGTTTGGTGGATGGTCAAAAGATGGTGAGAATTCTTACTTAGGTACTGCAAGAGCCTTGCATGCTTGGACTTCTTTAGGAGGTACAAAATACCTAGGACTTGGAACAACTTTTAAATATTATATTAAAGAAGGAGATGGTTACGCAGATGTTACCCCGATTAGAGCCACAACAACTAATGGTATTGTTTTTGCTGCTACTAATGGCAGCTCTAATATAACCGCAACTGATTCAAATCATGGGGCTGTAACAGGAGATTTTGTAACTATATCTGGTTCTGCCTCTTTAGGCGGTTTAATTACTGCTGCAGTTTTAAACCAAGAGTATCAAATAACGGCTGTCCCTTCTGCCAATACCTATACTATTACAGCAAAAGACTCTTCTGGAAATGCTGTTGTTGCCAATTCAAGTGATAGTGGTAACGGCGGTTCTGGAGTAGATGGAGCCTATCAAGTAAACGTTGGTTTAGATTTTTATGTTACTGGTACTGGTTGGGGTTCAGGAGCTTGGGGTGAAGGAACCTTTGGTTCTACAACATCCCTATCTAACACTAATCAGCTAAGACTTTGGACTCACGATCATTTTGGCGAAAACCTTATAATTAATCAAAGAGGCGGTGGTATTTTTAGATGGGTCGAGAACAATGGTACAACAACAAGAGCCTTAGACTTATCACAGATAAGTGGAGCTAACTTAGTTCCAACAGTGGGATTACAAGCTATTACCTCTGAAAAAGACAGACATTTAATAATATTAGGAGCAGACCCCGTATCTTCTGGAGCAAGAACAGGTGTTATAGACCCTATGCTTATAACCTTTAGCGATCAAGAGAATGATTTAGAGTTTCAGCCATTGATTACCAATACTGCTGGAGATTTAAGATTATCGTCTGGTTCTTCTATTATTGGCGCAACTAAGTCAAGACAAGAGATTCTTATTTGGACTGATACTGCTCTATATAGCATGCAGTTTGTTGGACCACCTTTTACATTTGCTGTTAACTTAATTAATGAAGGCGCAGGTCTTATAGGGCCTAAAGCCGCAGTTACATCAGCTCAATCTATTTATTGGATGTCAGCCACTAACTTCTACGCATACACAGGTAGCGTTCAGAAGATTCCTTGTACTGTTCATAATTATGTATTTGGAGATATAAATTATGGCCAATCTTTTAAAACACACGCATTTACTATTACTGAGAAATCAGAGGTAGGTTGGTTCTACTGCTCATCTAGTTCATTAGAGATAGACAGATATGTTATTTACAATTACGAAGATAATATATGGTATTACGGCGAGTTAGAAAGACATGCTTGGTTAGATAGTGGTATTGAAGACTATCCTAGAGCTACTTTTGACGGATACCTTTTTGAACAAGAGACTGGATTTAATGATGATGGTAGTCCTATGACTAATGTATTTATAGAAAGCTCAGACTTTGAGGTTGGCGAAGGAGAACAATTTGCTTACATACAAAGGATGTTCCCAGACTTTAAATTCCTATCTAACTCAGAATCAGGCAAGGTAAATATAGTATTAAAAACTAGAAATAATTCAGGGGAATCTCTATCAATTAGCTCTACAAACTCTATAGGAGCTACTACAGGACAAATTAATCTTAGAACTAGAAGTCGTCAAGCTGTCCTACGTGTAGAGTCAGATGATGATTCAGCTGGTAATGATAATGTTGGTTGGAGACTAGGAGCTACTAGGTTAGATATTAAACCAGACGGCAGAAGATAATGGCTAAACTGCTGCCAACCAGCCTCCCGCTTGCTCAAGGGGATATGTCTCCTGAAATTTTTAATAGATTAGTTAGGATTCTTGAGTTAAACTTAGGACAGTTCGACCCAAATCGAACGCCGCAGTTCAACGATACAGAGATTGCGCAGTTAAACTTTTTACAGGGCGACGTTATATGGAATACATCTTCTGGTGTATTACAGGTCTACATAGGTAATAGGTGGGTACAACTCCATACTCCTAATAGTCCAAACGAAGGCCTTGAAGCAACAGCTTCTGTAGGTGCGGTTTCTGTTATAAATGATGGAAATATAATAGTAAACATTACAAGCTCTTACAGTGGTTGGAATATAGAAAAATGGTATTCTTAATATGTTAGCAGCGGAAAATACACAAGAAGATTCATACAAGTTAAAGAACTTGTTACTCGGCTTTCCATCTGATTGGTTTGTTAATAAAGGTACTCTAGAGAAAGCAAAAGAATCCTTACCTAATCTTTTAGAGTTTTACGAAGATAGAGGTGTTTACAATCCAAAAGACGTAAATTTATCAAAAATAATACAAGAACCATTAAAAGACGTTTACACAGTTCCTTTATTTTCAGAAAAGTTTTGTGAAATATTATTAGACGAAGTAAGAAACATGCAAAAAAACTTTGCATTTACAACAAATCCAGACGAAGACAGTCTTAGACAGATACCAGAAATAGTCTTAGGTGATAAATGTCCCGAGATATACGAATCATTAATGCAAGTTGTTTATTCTTTTATTAACCCAATTTTACTAAGTATTTGGAATCGTCACGTTACAGGTGGCAACATACAAATAGCTAACTACAACCTAGAAAATAAAAAACAAGGAGCTTGGCATCACGATGCTAGTTCAGACGTTAGTATTGTAGTTCCTTTAAATACAGGCGATTATAAGGGTGGCGGAACAGAATTTTTAAACAGGGGAGTCATAGAACCATTACCTACAGGTACTGGTCTTATATTTCCTAGCTATACACACATGCACAGAGGACTAGCGGTAGAGAAAGGAGATAGATATTTGCTAGTTTTTTGGTTAACATCAATAGAAGAAGATGTTAACAGCGAGGAAAATAAAGGGTAAAATTATAAAATGAATAGAATAGACAACAGCGGAACAGGAATAGCTCAATTAGGTAGAGACGAAGATAAGTATATGGCTCACGTCGCTCAAGGCGAAATGGTCGTACCACCTGTTATATCTCCAGAAACAAAAGCAAAGATCATGCAAGAAATGCGTGCAGCTGGACTATCTCCAGATGAATATACTGTTGGCGATGGAATGTCTATCAACCCAATCACAGGTCAGCCTGAGTTTGGATTCTTAAAAAAAGCCTGGAAAAAAGTTAAGAAAGTAATTAAAAAAATTGCTCCTATAGCTGCTGTAATACCTGGCCCTTGGCAATCATTTGCTGCAATATACCAAAAAGGTAGTGCTGGCTTAAGAATTGCTAAAGGAGAAGGCGGTATTGGCGATCTTATGACTTTAGCTGCTGGCGGAAATCAAAAAGTATTTGGCGAAGGTGGAGCTTTAAAGAATATTACTTCTGGTAATTTTAAAACTGCGGGCGGTGGTTTTGGAAAAGCCTTTAGGAACATAGGTTCTGTTACTGACGCTGCTGGCAAATCTTCGTTCAAGCCATTTGAGTATGCTCAAGAAATAGGTAGTGGTTACAAAGACGATCTAAAAGATAGCTTTGGAGGCATATTTAACAAAGGTCCTGCAGGCGGAATAATGGATGTAGGAGGTAATCAATTTTCAAATGTTGGTAGCTCTATGAATAATCCAATGGGAGGCATGATGAATGCTGCATATACGCCTACTGCTGGTGGAGCAGTATCAGGGGCAAATCCTTACGCTGCCTTAGCAGCTTTAAGTCAATCAGATCAACAAGGATTTAATAGTTTCTTTAAAGAGAGTCAAGATCATCAAGGTTTATTTGAAGATTCTAGCGGTAATCTATACGACCCTGCAACAATGATGAATGAAATGGTTTCAGCTTATCAATCAGGAGGAGGTCAGCCACAATCTGGAGCTAACCAAACTCAAACATCTGGTGGGTTTATGGACTTCTTAAAAAGAAAACTCTTACCTCAATCAATGGAAGATGCTTTAAATGAAGGTGGTTTAGGAGGATTAATTGGTGGTGGTTTTAAAGGAGCCATTGGAGGCATTAACAAACTTACTGGAGGAAACGCTGGAGCAGCAGGAATAGCGGCTTTATTAGGTAAGACAGTCTATGACGCAACCAAAGATAGACAAGGTGGATTAGCAGCAACTCCAGCAGTAACAATGGATGCTCTTGGAAGATACCAATTAGCCAATGCTTTAGGAACTGGAGGAACTAGACAAGAATTTGGTTTAGGCAATGCTCCATCATCTTTAAACTTTGCTTATGGCGGAGAAGCAAGACAATACTTTAATCAAGGCGGTTTAGCTGCAATTGCTGAACAAGACATGCGTGAGGGTGGAGAATCAGAAGGTCCTGGAACTGGAACTTCAGATGACATACCAGCAATGCTAAGTGATGGTGAGTTTGTAATGACTGCAGCCGCAACAAAAGGCGCAGGCGCTTTTAAATTAAATAAAACAAAATCAGGAATAGAACTTATCTCAGGCGGCAAAGCATCTAGAGAAAAGGGTGTAGAAAATATGCGTGAACTGATGAACATTTTTGAGGCAATATAATGGCTGTTGAAAACTATAATGCTACTAATCAAGTAGCCCCAATAATCACTGACTTTACAAGAAATGATAGACAGAGTGACCCGCGTGTAAGAGAACTTTACTTTGGTGGCCCAGATAGCCCTGGAATGATTAACCAAGCTTATGCAGCTGCTCAAAAAGGATATTTAGAAAATCCTTTTCAGGCTAAAGGCGTAGCAGGTTTTTCACCTTTTGCTAATCAAGCTATGGGTTCTGCTTTCTCTGGTATAGGTGGTTACAAACCATATTTAGACTTTCAAAAAAATGCTTTATTACAAGGCATGGGAACTATTGGAGAACAAAGAGGTTTAACTAATCAAGCTAGAGAAGGTTACATGAGAGCTGGTGAGATGGAGCAACCATATCTTTCTCAAGCAGAAAATCAATACGGTGCTGGTTTTAGAGATTTACAATCAAGCTTTGGCCAACAAGGGCCATCTGCTAGAGATTTTCAAAGAGCTTCGTTAAGAGGCTTTGACCCGCGTTCTACAGCTGCTTATAACAATCCTTTTGAGAACCAAGTAGTACAACAAACAATTGACGACGTATTTAAACAAGGCGA